GGCCGACGAATCGGCATGAAGTCTTCAGGCTTTGGTGTCTTGCCTTTTACGTGCGGGGCTATCGTCAACGCCGCAAGCATTCCTGCTTGCTCCCACTCTCTCCCAAACGGTTCCACGTACCTGTCGAACGCCATCCACTCCCGCATCAACGTCACCGGCATGGCGTTGACGTATTCCCAACTCCACCCGGTCGCTAACGCCAAACGAAACAAGAAGGCCCGGTCTGGCCGGGCTCTTAGTTTTTTGCCAGTTCCTCAATCGACTCATCGGAAAGGTTGTTGTGCTCCATGGCGGCCTGCCAGACGCGATTTACAACCTTGGCGGATTTTGCCGCCAGCTTCGCAACGTCGCCGTTGTCAAACAGCCGGTTGCCCTTCTCGTCCACAAGGCACCGCACAAGGAACTTGGTGCGGAAATCATCAACGCCCGTGTCCTTCTTTCTCATCCATTCGTTTTCATAGGCATCACGCTCACCAACGCTCATCACGCGGATAAAGACATCGCCGCCCCACTCAGGAACAGCCAGCTTGAGCATCCCCATATCGTCGGCGGCAAGGATCTGGTCTTTGGTCAGTCCCATATTCAAACTCCCATCTTGAACGTGGCGGTGTAGGTCTGCAGCTCGCCCACGGCTCCGCTCCATTCAAGGTTTTTAAATATCGCCTTGGCAAAGGAAAACGAGAGCCCTGGCCCACTTATGCTTAGCGTGGCCGTCAAGCCCACGTTGGCCGTTGTCATTCCTGCGGCACCACGGGCCGTCACTGCCACCGTGCCCAAGTCAACGTCAGAGACCGAATAGGACTTGCCCCTGCTGGTGCTGGTGCGTGACGTGTTTTCGACGGTGTCGCACGACACGCCATCGACCGACACGCTGACAACCTCGAGGATCGTCACGCTGCCCCAGGTGACGGCGACGCCCTGCGATACATTCGCCACGACGCACCCCCGCCTTAGGTGCGAACCTTAAACGTGAGCGACTGCTTGACGAGCTCGCCGACGGCGTAGGCCACACTGGCACTGGCACACACGGCGGTGTACGTCGTGCTGGCAAACACAAGGTTGCCGCTCGCACCAACGGCCACGACGGTCGTGCCGAGAGCCTCCATCGAGACTTCATCGTCCTTCAACGCCGGGGCTTGGTAGCGTCGGCCCGCGCCGCTGGCCAATCCAAGGTGCGACTCGTCCAGCAGATCGCCGCCGGGCGTGACGGTGACGCTGGTGACCGTGTACGTGCTGCTGGCAAATACGAACGTGACGCCCTGCGAATCGGTAGCCATCTGGCCTCTCCTAGTGAGTTACGGGCGGCAAAGCCCTACTCCCAAACTAGGCGACGGCTGGGCAACCCTTGCAGTTACTCAATGCCATCAATGGCGTTTTGCATAACGGCTTCTAGGTTGGCCTGAAGATTGGATTTCATGGCCTCCTTGTTTTGGAAGTAGGCCAGCCACGCATACCGGCGGGCCACGACTTTGCCACGGCCTGCACGCGGAGGAGTTCCAAGCTCTAGGTAACGGCTGTGCGGAGCCACGCCTGACTTGTAGCCTACAAGCCCCACCACCGTCAGCCTGGTCTTGCCGCCATATTTCCGCACCACGGTTCCCGGCGATGCACGAAGCCGGCCGCTGCGAACCCTGGCATCCAAGACGTTCTTTCGCAACGCGAACAGGGCCGGCTGTAAAGCGTGCTCTACGGCCTCTACCACCTCTGACGGTTCAACTTGGAAAGCGTCCGCCAGCGCCTTTTCCTTGAGCCATCGGGCGTCTTTCTGCGTTGTGTTGATCTTGAACGTGACTTCTCGTGCCATTACGTCACCCCATTGATGCGGAACCGCCTACGCCACAGTCACCGTCACCGGTGCGGACTTCGGACCTTCGCCTACGGCGTTGACGGCGGCGACCCTGGCTGCCTGCCCGTCATAACTGTCTGCAAACCGGTAGTGCGTGCTAGTGACCACAGTAGTTGGCGTGTACGGCACATTATTGAAATACACGCTGTACCCGGTGATGGCAGCCCCGCCGTCGCTCGCCGGCGCAAACCACTCGACGTTTGTTCCGCCTTCGCCAGGATCGTACTGCGCCGCTGTGATTGTCGGCGCACCAGGCACCGTCGGTGCTGCCGGCCAGGTCGTCGGCACCGTCTCGTCAATGCGGAACTCGAACGACTGCTGGACGCTGTAGTACGGCAGCATCTGATCATCGGCAGGCATGTCTACGCCATCGGCCTCAGTCTGTAGCGTGCTCCTCTGGATCGTCACGCCAGCCGTCGTGCCAGTCCACCCGTCAATCGCTATCCGTACCGCACGGGCAATCGACTTCACCGACGTGTACGACGTGCCATAGGTGGTCAGTTGCAGCGTCACCAGGGGGTTGCCGACGTTGCCTGACAGCGACTGCGGACGCTCTACGCCCGTCCGCTGGTACACCACGAGCGGCAGGGGCGTGCCTTGAGGGGCAATGAGCGGATAGACGCGCGAGCCGATGAGCGACGAAACCGCCGTCTGGCTCGTGAGCCGCTGATACAGAAACGCTTCTGGTGCTTCGACGATGCTCATGTGGCCGCCTTCTCCGTGCAGATGAGCTCGAGATACCAGCCGCGTTCGTACTCGTTGATGGCACCGATTTCGAGCGTCCGGGTTCCTTCCCACACAATCCGCATAGCCGGCTTGACGCCGGGCAGCTGGCGAATCGTCACCTTGTGCCCAGTGAATCCGACGATCTGGCCGTACCGCTCGGCTTCCCGGCCCGAGAGTGCCGACACGTCTGCCCACACGGTGGCGAAGGTTGCCCACGACAGCGAGACTTCGCCAACGGAGTTGCGTGTTTCCGTCGCCTGCTCAATGACGATTCGGTCGGTCAGGTCGCCGGCGTTGATCATCGGTAGGAGCCCCAGCGGATGGTATCAAGCAGGGCCTTTGTGCCCATCGGCACCTCGGTCAATGCCGTCTCGGCGGCCATCTCACGGTTTCGCCACAAGTGAGCGACAAGCATCAGGATGGCTGACTTCACCGGTGCCGGCACGCTGGTGCCCGTCACCGAGTAGCCCGCGTACCACGTCACCACGGTGCTGTTTTGGTCCATAAGGTGAGAGGGCCACGTCTTGCCGTACAGCGGGCGACAGACACCGGGAGTGGCCTGCCTATCCACCCGGTACTCAGTGACGCTCAGCGTTGTCGTAGAGGCCCCTGCGTCTGGCGTGTAGGTGATCGTGACGGCCGTGGCAGTCCCGGCCTGCACCATCGGCGGCCGTGGCAGTTCAATATCGAGGTACGGCACGGTGCCAGGGCGTCCCTCAATGTTGTTGCCGTCCGCCTTGAGGCCGAACTGCGACGGGCTGCCGACAGACCCGTAGAACGAATCAAGACGCATCTGCCACTGGGTTTGGCAAAACGTCCTGTCGGTGTAGTCCTCGGCCCAGCGCGTCGCCGCCGTGATCAGCGTGCCAATCAGATCGTCCTCGGCTGACGAATCGATACGCAGGTGCAGTTTCGCTTCCGCCAGCGTTACGGGGTTGGCCGGCTCGGCAACACGAACGAGGCTGCGGTATTTCACTTGGACTTCCTCCCACGCTTACGCGGTGCGTCGGCCGTCTCAACTTCGCGGCGTTCCACCATGGCCACCTCAAGCAGCGGCTGCTCATCGGCGTGATCGACGGCGTAGCCATGCAAGATGAGGCTTTTCGCTGGGCCGCGATCCATCACGATCACGTCGCCACGACGATACGCCTGGTAGGGCCGCACGAACCGGATGCGGGATTGGTCGTCTCTCATACGCTCACCTCGCCGTGTTCCTTGCTTCCCCATGCCTCGGGCGGCCGACAGCCGCCCTTGTTCCAGTAGTCGCTAGGCGACTGATACACGGGCTTGAGATCCCGGCCAGGCCATGTGAACTTGAGTTCAGCGTGTCCAATCGCCACCTGCGGGGCGATGCCCAGCGTGTTGCCACTTGCCTTGAACTGCGACCAGAAATGGATATCGGGGTCCACCCGCGTGGCCTCGCCGGCCGGGGCGTCACCCCAGTGTCCGTCGGGGCGTGGCGTTCCCAGAAACCACGGCGTCGCGGTCCTCTTGAGTGCTGACGAGCGAATGAGCGTGCATCCGAAGTGAGCCGTGTCCACGGGCTGAATGACCGCTTCAAACCACGTATTGGGCAACTGCACCAACCCGATGCTGCCGTCGTGGCCCTCGGGGGTGAACATCGGCACGCCCTCGTCACGCTTGGTCTGCAGCGGTGCCACAGCGTCGTATCCGCTGATTAGGGCCGCCGTCATCAGCCGCTGGATGGTGTCGGCTTCATATACGCTGTCAAAATCAACAACCAATATCCAATCTGTCCGCTCCATCATGTCGATCAAGACGCGGTCAAGGCATTGCTCCCAGAACGCTCCGGTGAACTTTGTCGGGCGAATGTTGAGCGGCAGCAGGCTCTGCATCGTGCAGAAGAAGTTGTCTTGAAAGCCGAGCCGGGGCACGCTAAA